CATGCAGAGAGGATAAATCATGGAAGAAACACAAACAAGTGAAGCTACTGAAGCACCAGTAGAACAAACAGCAGAAACAACAGAAGTTGAAAGACCTGAATGGTTACCTGAAAAGTTTCAGACACCTGAAGATTTACGTAAGTCTTATGATGAATTGTCTAGTAAGCTAGGCAAAGGCGAGGAAGAATTACGTGACAAACTATTACAGGAAATGGAAACAGAAGCCTTTGCTAACAGACCTGCGTCTGTAGGTGAGTATGTTTTGCCCGAAGTATTAGATGAACAAGAAGCTGTAGATAACCAGTTGCTTGATTGGTGGTCTAACTATTCATGGGAAAACGGATTAAGCCAAGAGGAATTTGCTGAAGGCATTGAAAAGTATGCGACTGCTGTTATGGGTCAGCAACCTGATCTTGATGCTGTGCAAAAAGAATTAGGTGATAACGCAAATGAAAGAGTAGAAGCTGTTCAGTTATGGATGAATAAGTTCTTTCCTGATGCCGGAATGCAAGAAGCTATTGCACAGTTAGGATCAAGTGCTGCAGGAATAAAAGCACTAGAGCATATAATAGAACAAACCAAATCCTCCAATGTAGCAGGGCAGGGAACTATAGCAGGTCAAATTACAAAAGAAGATGTTGAAGCTAAGATGAAAGACCCAAGATACTGGCAACAAGGTAAGCGTGATCAAGCTTTTGTTCAGGAGGTCAATAATGAGTGGAAACGTCTTTACGGGTGAGGGTGATTATGGCCTTGCTGAAATAGTAAAGAGCAGGCCTAGTCATGCTGAAAAGTTACAGCATAATCTAAGAGATACTGATTTAAGGGAATGTATGATTGCAGGCGTGTCTCCGTGGAGAGCATTAATGCAATCATTACAATTAGATAACGCAGAAACTTACACTGTTTTGTTAAGAGATGAACCGGTAATGATGTTTGGTGTTGTGCCACAACATGAACTTGTTGCTAGGATTTGGATGTTATGTAGCCCTGCAGTTGAAAGACATCCAAAAACATTTGTTAAATTATCACCATCTATTGTGGAATACTTTCAAGAAAAGTATTTTTTATTAGAAAATGTATGTCCAGTAGATCATTACAAGACGTTGAGTTGGTTGGAATATCTAGGTTTTGGGTTTTTGCCAACAGCTATTTCAAGTAATGGTTATCATGTTTTACGATTTGTGCGTTGTCAAAACTTATATTATATGCAATCCCTTGAAGATACACGGCCTGTAATAAGCTGACAGCCCTAACGGATAACTGGATGACGCTGAAAACAGACAACCGATAGCAACTATAACAACAAACTGCAATGAGCAGGGAAAGGACTAATAATGGCTAATACAATAGATCAAGCCTTTATTAAGCAGTTCGAGTCCGAGGTACATCTTGCTTACCAAAGAATGGGTTCAAAGTTAATGAACACTGTTCGAAACGTAAGTAATGTTGCAGGAAGCGTGGTACGCTTTCAGAAAATCGGTACTGGTTCAGCTTCAACTAAATCAAGAAATGGTATGGTTACTCCGATGGAACTAGATCATACTAACGTAGAAGCAACATTAGCAGACTACTATGCTGCAGAATACATTGACAAGCTAGACGAACTCAAGACTAACATTGATGAGCGTCAAGCTATTGCAACTTCTGCTGCTGCTGCATTAGGCCGTAAGACAGATGAGATTCTTATTACAGCTATGGATGCAGGTGCTAATTCAACTCAGTTACATGATACAGGTAGTGCTTTAGAAAAAGCAGACTTGTTATCAGCCTTTGAAACATTTGGCTCTGCTAACTTACCGGAAGATGGTGGTAGATATATTGCTATGCATCCAAAGGGATTTGCTGACTTATTCTTAATTAATGAGTTTGCATCTTCTGACTATGTAGGTGATCAGAACTTACCATACGCAGGTGGCATGACAATGAAAGAGTTCTTGGGTTTCAAGATTTTTTCAACAACTGCTGTGACTGCAGGTAAGAACATGGCATATCATACAACTGCTGTTGGTCTTGGCATAGGTGCTAATGTAACTACAGAGTTAAACTATGTGCCAGAGAGAGTTTCACACTTAGCAACATCAATGATGTCCATGGGTGCTGTCGTTATAGACGACAATGGTATCTATGAACTTCTTGATAATAACACATAGGAGGTGAATCATGGCATTTACAGCAGGTAATTTAATACGTATTGGTGGTGGCTCAGGTCAAAACCTTTGGTATTATTCAACCACAGAGGCTCAAGGTACTATCGATGGAGCAGGTTATTTCAATGACGCAGCTAATATGTTGAATGTAAATGATGTAATACTTTGTATTACAGCAACAGGTGGAACACCGGTTGTGTCACATTCATATGTTAATGCAAATGATGGTAGCACAGTTGACATAGTCAATGGTGTTGCAATAACTGCTACTGATAGTGACTAAAAATTAAATGGCATCAACGGCATCCAATACAGCGTTAGATATTGCATCAAGAGCCTTAGTGCTTATTGGTGCAGAGCCAATCACTTCATTTGAAAGTAGTTCGACTGAAGCGTTGGTAGCCTCTAACATGTATGAGGATGTCGTTAGGTCATCTTTATGTATAACTAGATGGAGATTTGCTACAGAGCAGGCAGTTCTTAATCAACTAACCGACACACCTACAGGCAGATTTGATACAGCACATCAGTTACCAAGTAACTTGTTGATGCTACATGCTGTTACAATTAATGATAATAAGATAAATTACACTGTATATGGGGATAAAGTTTTTTCTGATTCAACTACAAATGATACTTTGATAGCTGACTATACCTATAGAGCAGATGAAGTAGACTTTCCATCATACTTTTCGCTTGCTGTACAGTATTCACTAGCTTCAGTATTTGCGACAGCAATAGCCAGAGATGACAAGCTTATGGAAATGATGGAAGTAAAAGCAGAAAGATTAATGGCAAAGGCTAGAAACCTTGATGGTCAGCAACAAACATCAAGAGTATTAACAACCACGAGGTTTAGAACAAATAGGTTAAGCTAATGGCTAGGATTAGAATACCACAAAATAGCTTTCAGTTTGGTGAGATAAGTCCTTCGTTAACCTCAAGAACAGATTCTCCAATATACAAAAACTCTGCAGAAAGAGTTAGAAACTTTTTTATACGTGGTGAGGGTGGAGTTACCAAAAGACCCGGAACAAAACGATGGCACAACTTTGGTAGTAGTCCATCATATGACTCTGCTCTTAGGCAAACAGTTCGTATAGAACCATTTTCATTTTCAGATGATGAGCAATATATAATTGCTTTTAGCAATACACGAATTGAGATATTTCAAGTCAGTCCAACTACAGGTAACATATCGTCTATACAAGCTCTTACAGGACAGTCGTGGTTAGTAAATACAAGTGCAGCACCTTATCTTGAAGAGTATACCTTTGCACAACAAGGTGACGTTATGTTTATCTGTCATCAAACAGTAGCACCAAGGAAATTAATAAGAACTGGCCTAACAACATTTACAGTTGAAACATTTAACTTTGAGTCTTCTGTTAATAGTGAACATGTGTTTCAGCCATACTATCCATTTCAACCTTTAGGCATGACTATATCGGCAAGTGCTACAAGTGGTACTGGTGTTACATTAACAACTAGTGCTGATTATTTTACATCAGATCATGTTGGTGTGTACTTAAAGATAGGTAGTGCTGAGTGTGAGATAACTGGTTATACAAATGCAACAACTGTGACAGCTACTATTTATGGAACTCTAAGACAGCAATTAGATTTAAATGCGTTTAAGACAACAGAAGACAGTTTAACTGTGCAAGTGACACATGCTTTACATGGTTTATCAGTCGGAGCTTCTATCATTATAGACAGAGCAGGTACGGTTGGTGGTATTGGCATCATAAGATTAAATGGCACACAAACTATAACAGCAATAATAGATGAAAATACATATGAATTTGATGTAGCAACAAGTCACGAAGCAACCTCTTCAGAGGATGGTGGTGGTAGGCCAAGGGTTGAAACTGGAGCAGCTACTACAGAATGGCAAGAGCAAAGCTATTCTGCAGTACGTGGTTTTCCTGCAGCAGTTACCTTTCATCAAAATAGATTGTGGTTTGGTGGTACACTAGCACAACCTGATGGGATATGGGGTAGTAAATCCGGTCAGTATTTTAATTTTGATGTTGGTGATGGTGACGATAATGACGCATTAGACTTAACTGCAAACGTAGGTGAGATATTTACTATAAGACATTTAGTATCTAATAGAGATTTACAGGTATTTACTACAGGTGCAGAGTTGTTTGTGCAAGCACCAGTAGATAAGCCAGTTACTCCTGCTAATGCACAGATACGCAGACAGACACCATATGGTGCGTCATTTGTTAAACCGACTGTGTTTGATGGTGCTACACTGTTTATACAAAC